ATCGCCTATTCGCACCCGGAGGCCGAGGACAACCGCAAGCACGGATGGAAGGATGTCAGCGAGAAAGAGTTTTTTACCGTCCACAAGGCGAAGCCGGCGGCTGAACCCGAGGAACCGGCCAAGCGCAAGAAAGCCGAATAACCCGAACCCCCGGGAGGGTGGCCCATGACGACATTTATCTCGGAGTCCGGAGTCTCGGCGTCCAACCCGACGGCCGGCGACCTGATCCGCACGGCGGCCATCAAGCTCGGTGCGCTCGCCAGCGGCGAATCGCTGGGCGCCGGCGAGGCGATTGACGGCCTCAATGTCCTCAATTCCATGCTGGACTCGTGGGCCACCGATGGCTTCCATGTCTACCAGATCGTCCAGAACGGGTACTCGTGGGCGTCCGGCAATCAATCCCGGACCATCGGAAGCGGCGGGAACTTCGACACGACCCGACCGACCAAGATCGACTCGGCGTTCTTCCGCGACAGCAACAACTACGACTACCCGGTCGCCATCACCAATGACCGCAGGACGTATGACGCGATTGCCGACAAGGCGGACCAGTCCAGCTACCCGCAAGCCCTGTTTTACGACCCCGCCTATCCGCTCGGCGTGCTGTATGCCTACCCGGTGCCGTCGCAGACCCTTACGCTGTACCTGAAAAGCTGGCAGATCCTGCAAAGTTTTTCCGCGCTGACCACGGCACTCGACCTGCCGCCCGGATACCAGTGGCTGATCGAGCACAGTCTCGCCGTGCAGTTGCAATCGGTTTTTGCCTTGCCGGTGCCGGCCCAGGTCGAGGCGGAAGCCAACAAGGCATTGCGCCGCATGCAGCGGCTGAACCACAGGACGACATTCAGTTCGACAGACGCCGCGTGTGCGCTGGGGCATGCGCCAACCAGCCGGAACATCTATCAGGGTCCGTGACATGCCGATCATCGAGGCGCCACTGTTTGGCCTGGGCCTGCACGGCAAAAGCCCGAACGTCACCGCCAACAAGCTGATCAACGCCTACTACAGCTTCCAGAAGGAAGCCGACGGCACGCGGGTCGCCATCTACGGCACGCCCGGCCTGAGCCTGTTTGTTGATCAGGGTGATACCCCGTGGCGCGGACTGCACCCGTTCCCCGGCAACAGCAAACTGTACGGCGTCCACCGCGGGACGTTCTACGACATCGACAACGCCGGGACGGTTACGTCGCGCGGGACCATCGGCACCACGAGCGGCCGCGTGGACATCAGCGACGACGGCACGCGCATCGCCGTCGTGGACGGGGCGGAAATCTACGTCTACGACACCTCGAGTCCGGCCACACCGATCGCCTCCGTGGCCGACGCCGACCGCCCGACCGCCCCGAACACCTGTTGCTTCCAGGCCGGGCGCATCCTCACCGACGAGGACGGCACCGGTCAATTCAAGGGATCGGACGCCTACGCGCCGACCGCATGGAGCGCCCTGAATTATGCGACCGCCGAGTCGAACCCCGACAACCTGATTCGCGTGACCAACAATAACGGCACCATCGTCCTGTTCGGTGCCTACACGACCGAATTCTGGCAGAACGTCGGCGGCGCCGGCTTCCCCTATGCGCGCATCATGGGTGTTGACATGGAGTACGGATTGGCGGCGCGCTGGTCGGTGGCGAAGTTCGCCGGCACCGTGGCATTCCTCGCGCAAAACCGCGAGGGCCAGGTGATCGTCGCCACGCTGGACGGCTATCGTCCGGGCCGGATCAGCAACGAGGAATTGGAATACGTCATCAACGGCTATGCGTCGGTCGCCGACGCCACCGGCTACGGTTATACCCTGAACGGCCACCCGATGTATCAGCTCAATTTCCCGAACGCCGGCAAATCGTGGCTCTACGACGGCGCCACTGATTACTGGTCGGAAGTGCGCTACGGCGCGAACGCCCGGCACCGTGGCGAGTTGGCCGTCGATTTCATCAACAGCACCGTGATCGCCGACTACGAGAACGGCCGGCTCTACCGGCTGGACCCGGACATCAACGATGACAACGGTGAATACATCCACATGATCCTGACCGGCCGGCATATCCGCAACAACCGCAAGACGCTAGCCATCGACCGTATCGAACTCGGCATCGAGGCCGGCGTCGGCAACGCCACCGGGCAGGGAAGCATTCCGGTCGCCGGGCTGTCGCTGTCCAAGGATGGCGGGCATTCGTTCGGCTCCCAACGATTTGCCCCGATGGGCAAAAAAGGCGAATACACCAGACGCTGCATCTGGCGGAGCTGCGGGTCCGGGCGCGACATCGTGCCGCGCGTCACCATTACCGACCCGGTGAAGCGCGTCATCACGGAAGCCGTGGTTTATCTGCGTGAGGGACTGTCGTGAGCATATTGCTGCCGCCACCGCCGGCCCTCAGTCCGTATGACGTGGACGGCAAGCCGGTCAAGGCGTGGATCGACTGGGCGCTGGCTGTCCACCGTCACGCCCGCAAGTACCGCGGTGCCGACACCACGGCCAACCGACCGACCAATGCGCTTGAAAATGGCGACTGGTATTTCGACACCACGGTCGGCAAGCCGATCTGGTATTCGGGTTCAGGATGGGTTTATGCAGATGGCACTGCGGCCTGATTTGATGTAGAGATTACGTAGACCGTCGTGACGACGGACAGGAGTGGAACATGGCATCGGGACGCGGAAGCGGTATTTTTAATCTGCAATTCGGCGGCGAATTCACCAAGAAACGCCGCCAGGGACTGGTTGACTACTCGCGCGCCGAGAATGCACTGACGCAGGGCTTTGACCAGGCCATCGGCTACCAACAGCCATATTATGACTATGGCCAGAACGCCCTAACCCGGTTTCAGGACTGGGAAAAAGATCCAAACGCCATCACTTCCGACCCGTCCTATCAGTGGCGGCTCCGTCAGGGGCTGGATGCCGTTGAGAACTCGGCCGCCGCCCGTGGCGGCGCGCTCTCCGGTAACGCCTTGCGCGCCATCACCGACTATGGTCAGGGCGCCGCCTCGCAGGAATACAACAACGAGTTCCAGCGATGGCTGGCGAAGCTCGGCATCGGACAGGGGGCCGCCGCCAACATGTCGAACCTCTCGGCCGGCAAGGGCAGCGCACTCGCCGGCCTGATCGCGCAGGGGTCCGAATCGCAGTGGCGGCGCCTGATGGAGCAATCCGAAACGACGCGGCGCGGCGAACTGGCGACTAACAGTATCGTGCAGAGCTGGGTGCCGGCACAGTACGGCGGCGGCAAGCCGAACGCCAACCCATCCGGACCGACAAGTCAGACACCGATGTCCACCGGCGGCGGACAGGGTGGCGGTCAATACGCATCATTCAGCGGCTACGGCAGCGGCAAGGACAGTCCGTACTCCTACTGGATGGGCGGCGCCGGATTCGGGGGAGGCTGATATGGCGACATGGGCAGAACGACGTGACGCCTACTATACCGCCGAGCGGGAGCGAAACCGACAGGAGGCCAAGCGCAACGCGCTGAACGCCATCCTGTCGGACAGCTACGAACCCGGAAAGACCGAGGCGGTGCCGTTCGTTGACGAACAAGCGCAGTTCATGGGCGTCGAACAGCCGCAGAACGCGCTCGTGGCCGGCTACAAGTCCACGCCGGGACGCCTCAACATGGAAAACGCGCTGGCGCGCATGTATCAGGGCGGCTATGGCATCGAGGCCATGCAGATTGAACAGGCCGCCGCTGCCCAGCAGAAGGACATGAACAAGCTGGTCCTCGAATACCAGTTGAAAGACGCGCTGCAGAACAAACAACTGGGTCGCGCCGCCGATATTTTCCGGCAACTCGGCGGCGCCGGTGGCGGTCAATACGGCACATCGATGGAGGTCGGCCCGCAGGGGCCGAAGATCAGTTTTGATCCGTCGAAGGCATCGGACACACTGGTCAAGCGCGGCGAATACGAATACAACACCGGCCGCCCGTTAGGCGGTGGCCCTGTGTATCCGGGAACCGCACCGGGGTCCGCCCCAGGCGACAACCTCACGCCGAAGGCGCGGGACGCCCTGAACGCAGAGCGCGCCAAGGAATCCGCCAAGCGCACCGAGAAGGCCAACAGCATGATCGACCTGATCAATCAGGCAAGGTCGAATCTTACCAATGCCTCAGGCGGTCTGGCTGGAACCGCATGGTCTGCCGGCAAGACGGCATTCGGAATATCCGATGCCACCACGCAGGCGAATCAAAACCTGAAAATGATCGGCGGCTGGATGGTGTCGAACGTGCCGCGAATGGAAGGCCCGCAGTCCGATTATGACGTGAAGAACTACAAGGAAATGGCTGCCAAGGTCGGCGACTCCACTATCCCGATCGGTGATCGGCTTGCGGCTCTGGATACGCTCGAAGCCCTGCAGAAGAAATACGCAAGCCCGCAGGGTTCCGTCCCGGGTCCGGCCAAGGGTCCACAGATCGGACTGATCAAGGACGGATATATGTACATGGGCGGCGACCCAGCCGCGCCGGGAAGTTGGAGGCCGGTTAAATGAAACCGTGGGAGTCTTACGGAACCGGAGCGTCGGGACCGTGGGACGCCTATCATCCGCCTTCTACGGAACCATCCCCCGAACCCGCTGCATCAGTCGCGGCCGAACCGGTGGCGCCCGTCTCAAGACTCGATCGATTCCTGAAAGGCGCACTCGATCCGGTGGAAGGCGCGGCGCAACTCATGGCCAATTCATTGCCGTCCGGATTCGTGGAACGCATGAACCGGATCAATAACGCCATGGCCGACTATGGCCTCACCGCCAGGATTCCGGAAGGCGGCATGAACCAATTGGTCGCCGAAAACGAGGCCGCCTATCAGAAAGGCCGTGCCGCCGCCGGCAGTACCGGACTCGATGCGTACCGACTCGCCGGAAACATCGCGTCAACGCTGCCACTTGCCGCCGCCGCTCCCGCAGCGCCAACGCTGGCCGGTCGTGCTGCCGTGGGTGCCGTCCTCGGCGGCACACAGGGCGCCGTGCAGCCCGTCACCGAAGGCGACTACTGGGCCGAGAAGGGAAAGCAGGCCGGAATCGGCACGCTGGTCGGCGGTGCCGCCCCGGTCGTGCTTGGCGGTATTGCCCGCGTGGTCAGCCCGAAGGCGTCCACAGACGCCGGACTTCAGGCGCTGCGTGCGGAAGGCGTAAAGCCAACCATTGGCCAGGCACTCGGCGGTCGGGCGGCCTCCATCGAGGAACGACTGCAAAGCCTGCCGATCTTGGGCGACATGATCCACCGCGCCCGCGGCCAGACGCTCGAAACCTTCAACAAGGCCGCGATCAATCGTGCCGTGGCGCCCATCGGCGGAAGTGTGGACGACATCGGCCAGGCCGGCATCGACAAGGCACACACACTGCTTAGTCAGTATTACGACGACGCGCTGGCGAAAATCAAGGGGGTCAAGTTCGACGCGCAGTTCGATGCCGAACTGATGCGACTCAAGCAGATGGCGCGGAACCTGTTGCCGGCCATGTCGCGCAAGTTCGGCGGCTACGTAGACGATGTGATGCAGGGCCGGATGTCGCCGAACCGGTCCATGCTCGGAGACGTATATAAAAAGGTGGACAGTGAGATCGGCAAGGCAGCGGCAAAGTACGGCAAATCGTCCGTGGCCAGTGAACAGGAACTGGGCGATGCCCTGTCACAACTTCAGAACTTGCTGAAACAGCAGGCCATGCGGACCAATCCGGAGGCCGCCAAGATGATCCAGGCGGCTGATGCCGGATGGGCCAATCTGGTGCGAATCGAGAAGGCCGCCGAGGCCGCACACAACGCCGGCGGCGTGTTCACGCCGGCGCAACTCAATATGGCGGTACGCTCGGCCGACACCAGTGTCCGCAGGAGCGCCGTGGCCCGCGGTAAGGCTTTGATGCAAGACCTGGGTTCGGAGGCGCAGAAAGTCATCGGCAGCAAATACCCGGACAGTGGTACGGCGGGCCGCGTGGCGCTCGGACTGGGTGCGGTCGGTTCCGGCTATATCTCGCCGGCAATCCCGGTTGGGCTTGCGGCGGGCGGTGCCATGTACACGCGGCCGGTGCAGAACGCACTGGTCGCCATGGTGGCGAACCGCCCGCAGGCGGCAGCCACAGCGGCGAATTCCCTGCGGCGGTTAGCGCCGTATCTGGCGATTTCTGCGCCAGCGGGCAATGCGTTGCTTGAGTGATGGCAGCAACAGGGCGAACACGGAGACAACGGCAGAGCTGATGATGATTCGCAGGAATTGATCGTCAGTCATGGTTTAACCCTAAGTAGCACCGTCGTGAGGCGGCGAGGAACAAAGAATGGCACAGTATCTGAACCCGTTTTCCGGCCGTCAGTTTATCGACGCCAACGGCAACCCGTACAGCGGCGCGCAGTTGTTCGTTTACATCGCCGGATCAAGCACAAAAGCCACTGTCACCAAGGACAGTGACGGCCTATCTAACCACACAAACCCGATCATCCTCAACACCCGCGGCGAGCCGGCGGACGCCGGCGGTTCATCGCAAGCCATTTGGCAGGCATCCGGACAGTTGTTGAAGCTCGTGCTGGCCCCGTCATCCGACACCGACCCGCCGGCCTCGGCGATCTCTACGTGGGATAATCTGACCGGCATCAACGACACAACCGTCACCGTTGACCAGTGGATCAGCGGACAGACGCCGACCTATGTCGGCGC